TGAGTTGATCCTGCTTCTGCACCGCTTCGGCGAGTTTCTGCAGCACCTTTTCCTTGTTCGGAAGGTCCGTCATCTCGAACGACACTTGCATAACCGGCAGAGCGATATCCGGTGGCATCCTGGACGCGAAATCCATGAGGGTGCGGCTCATCCATTGGCGGGTGGTTTCCGTCTCCGGGTGATCGGATACGACGATATCGTACCGGCCCTGCGAGATCATGTTCTGCCCGTTCTGGTTGAACGTCACGAATTTATCCGCGCCGGTCTGCTCGTCCGTGATCCGGATGACCTTCTCGTAGTCCCAATACTGCCGCATCATCGACAGCATGAGCTCTCCCATGCGGCGTTTCGTGAGTCTCAGGTTATCGAACGGCTCCGTGTTGACGGTCGCTCCCTGCCGCTGCCGCGCTTCGATCGCCACTCCGGACCTTGCGTTGGTCTGCTGCCCCATCTGTTCCTCAACGGCTCCGGAGACTTCCTGGAGCTCCATCTTGGCTTCCTTCATGATCTCGAAGTGCTCCCGTGCTACCGCCACGTCCTGGGAGAACTGGAATTTCTTCATGTTCAAGGCGCCCTGGTTCAGTTCGATCCACGCATCCGGCCGGCTGATCTCCCGCTTGGCTTGCTGCGGATCCTTCAACGCGCCCGTCTCGAAGAACACCCTTCGCGTCGTGATGATATGCGAATACTGGCTGCGGTTTTTATTGATCTCCCGCTGCGGATCCTTCATGTTGCGGATCATTCCGTACGGTGCGACTTCCTCGTCCATGTAGCAGATAAACGGCACCAGCGGGAACCGGTTGTGCTGGTACGGGAGCAGCTTCTCTTCCTCGAGGACCGTATCCCCGGAGAAGATCGCCACCCAAATCTTCTGTACGGGCTTTTTAATTACCTTGATGACGGACGGATTGGCGATTATCTCCTGGTTGGCCGAGATCATGGCTTCCGATATTTCCCTTACCTCGCCGCCTTTCAGTTTCAGGAAGATCGCCGGCGCGGTTTTCTTGAAGTACATCTGCACCAGAAGGACTCGCTGCCGCGCTCCGTCCACGAACCGCACGGGCTTACCCGCCGCGTATTGGTCCGGGAGCACTCTTGAGTGCTGCGTACCCCCCGTGCTTTTCGATTCGTCCATCGCGGCCTGCAGTTCTTCTTTCTTCTCCGGCCACGTCTGCTGCGCGACATCGAGATCGACCCATCTTTCCTTGAAAACGTACCTGGCATCGTCCAGGAGGATATCCCTGGCGTAGGGATCCCATCCCACCTTCCGCCAGTCGAGATAATCGAGCGAGATTTCCTCCTCGAGCGGATCCTCGTTCTGGCAGATTTCCACCCATCCGATGCCGGCTTTCAGCCCGTCGAAAAAGACATCCGACATTTTATGATCGGCGTTATTCTGATCCTGTATGTACTTGAATCCCGCCGAGATCGCGTCCGCGGTCGCTCCATCCTGGGCGCCCCTGGGTTTCGCGTTTATATCCGTCCTCGAGCGGATCTCGATGCCCTTCTGCAAGTCGATCGTCGGCTTGATCCGGTTGATGGACAGCACCGGCCGGCCTTCTTTCGTGAGGATATCGATATCCTCCTGCTTCCATTGGCCCTTGCCGCCGTGATAGAACTTCGCATCCTCGAGGGATTCCTCTCTCCAATCTCCCGAGCTCGAGATCGCTTCCTGATGCCATCTCTTATACGTCGAAACGGCCGATGTTTCGGTTTTCACTTCATTCTGATCGACCACAATCCCTCCTTCGGAGGTATCCTTAGACGCTCATCCAGCTACGGCCGAGGATTTTAGGCTCGTACCGGCGTTTCTTTTCCAGTTCGGACAGTTCCTCTGCCATTCCGAAGTAGTAATCCTTCAGTACATCGTACAGATACGCGCCCATATTGATCCCGTCATCGAACCAGACCGGGAAATTCCTCATCTCCATCTTCATCCGATCGACGTAATTCGACGGACAGGCCGTGGAGTAGAACATTTTCCCGTTATTCAGCGGCCACGCAAGCGCGGATTCGATCATTTTCTTTTTATTTCTTCCGGCCGGACGTAAAAGCACACCGTTGCCGCCTTTTTCCCACGATATGAACCGTCCGTAGGCTTTAAGGGCGTTCGCAACGTGGATATGCGTGGTGGACACTCCTACTTTTTCGATGCCGATCTTCATGATAATGCCTGCTTTCAGGTACATCCGGACGATCTGATCGATCGCTTCCGATTCCGAAGCCGGCGTGATCCATAGATCCTCGAAAAACACCCTGCTCTGGCCGATATCGTCTGAAAACGGCTCCACCGCCACCACACCCACGGCCCAGGAGTCCGTTCCCCGCTGCCGCACGTTGCTGTCCATGTCTCCCGCCTGATCGACCAGCATGAACCTGTAGACATCCTTCGGTATCAGCCGCCGCTCTATCGGCAGGAACAGCTCCGGGTTTAATTTCTGATCCGCGATCGGGCTTGGATCCAGTAGTTGCTGGCAGTTTTTTGAGCCGTATCCGTTGGCGATATAATTTCCCGTGCCGGCCTGGATGCCGAACACGGGGACATCCCCGACCGATCTTGAGGTCATGAGGTAATCTGGATGTTTCGATGAGCCGTTTTTGTTGGCGAGAAGGCTGAAAGAATAAATCCGTTCCTTCCATTTGGAGATTTCGCACCACTTGGCGAATTTTAGTGTCTCCGATCTCCCTCCAAGCAACCGCCATTCGGTACAAACCTTTCTTCCGATCTTGCTTTCCCTGTGCCGGAAACCGGCAATCTTCATACACTTCCTGATTTTTTCGCAGACATCCGGGTTATGCGATTCGGATTGGAATATCCGAAGGGTATTGGAGGAAACCGATCCCTCGCCGTCGTAAATGCCTCCGAGATACGCGCATGCCTTGATGATTTCAGGATCATTCGGAATGTTCGGAACCCCATCAAACATCCGGATCAGTCCAGGCTTCCTCTTTCCGTTTCCTCCCCGATCCTCAAGCGTGGCATACTCCTGCCGATTCTCTTTGCCGCCGTTCCACCGGCCCGTCCACCAGCGATGATCCGGAGTGCAGACCGTCGATCTTCCGCTGGCGAACGAATATCTTTTCGCCTCGGCTTGCCGAACGAACAATTTTTCCACGGTGGTTACTTCAAGTCGCGTTTTCGTCCGGTGGTTTACAAACCCGACAATCTTTTCGCCAACGGATAGATTCTGAATTTCTTTTTCAGTAAAATCGGGAAGAAGAATTTTCGTGCCGGCCGCATGGCAGTTGAACGTCCTCGTCAGTTTCAGATCGTCCCATCGTTTCTGCGAGACGTACACCGGCGTTCCCGTTGCCGTTCCATCGTCGGATCCTGGCCGGAACCTGTAGGTGTACCGGGGCTCTCCTTCCGGCGTGGTGATGCCCTTGATGTACGTCAGCGGATCCGCGTGGTGGTAATACGTTCCGATCACCCGATGGTGGCCATCGTCCGTACCGAGGTTCTGGCTGGAATCGAATTTCGTCTTTACCTTCTCCATCATATCGGGGGATTCGGCCATGTCCTCCGTCGATATATCGTCGTACACCCTGCGCTTGAAATGGAAGCCGGTGGGCATCCCTTCGACCAGTCCCCAGGCCGATATGTTCGGCTCCTTGCGATTCGTGCTGCGTTTCAGGATCAGCCCTTCGTCCAGACTCCAAAGCGGCGCTTCCTTCTCGCAATTCTTCCAAACGACATCCGGGAAGCAATGATGCAGGATCCGCTCGTTCTGGAACGTCTCCTTGATGGAGAACAGGAATTTCTTCGCAACCGGCCGGACGTAGGAGAATATCCCGGTGGCTTCGTTGGGCTCTCTAAGGCAGAACTGAATCGTCTCCGCGATCGTGATGATCGTACTCTTGAAATGCTCCCGGGCCCAAACGTCGAGCGTGTAATCCTTCGCGCCCGTCTCCACGTCCCGGCAAGCCTTCACGACGAACGGGTGATTGGCGATCGGTATTTTCAGCACGAAATACACGATGAAGAACAGATCGTCAAGGATCCATTGGCGAAGGGCGTCCCGCTCCGGCCACTCCTTGCTTGCGATCTTAGCCGCCAGCACTCCGTAGTCCCATTTATACGGGCATCCCGGTATCGGCTCGAATTTCTGCCCGTTGATCTCGATCATGGCGTCCATCCATGCTTGACATTTAATGGGGCTTGCGATATGATCCGGTCATGCCATATATCGACCCCGAAAAAGCGAAGGCGCGAAGAAAGGCGTATTACGCTGCTCATCGAGAAAAAGCGATTGCCGATGTTGCGACATGGAGGGAAAATCCCGAGAATAAA